GGATACGATAAGGCTGGACTTTACATAGACTGCGACTTCAGCGATGTAGCATGTCTGCAGGAAGGACTCCTGGATGCTGAGAACGTTAAGGAGAAGCAGAACAACAGATGCATGCTACAGTTCAACAACGGCCTCATCACTCTCAATGACTGGCGAGGACAGATTGGCGAGGAAGTGCGTGAAGACATAGAACTTTTCGGAAAGCTCAAGTATGAGATGACCGATGAGGAACTGGCTATCATAAGCAAGATAACGGGCGGCACAGGTCAGCAGCCCTCCGCAGGCTCACAAATGAACAACAATCAAAATCAAAACCAGGAAGACGATGGAACAGATTCTTAAATCCGTCAAGACCAAGGCTAACGATGTCGATGAGAAGAAGGGCGTCGTTACTCTTGCAGTTAACATCATCGGTGTGGTTGACTCGCAGAAGGACATGAGTATGCCGGGTTCGTTCAATCAGGCTTGCCGTCCCGAAAACTTTGCGAGAGTAAAGCACCTCTACAATCACGACACAACGCAGTTGCTCGGTTGCCCAATTGAAGGCGCAGAGAAGGACGGTGCGCTTGTGGTTACATCACAACTCAACCTGCAGAAGCAGCTCGGACGCGATGTACTCGCAGACTACCTACTCTATGCAGAGAACGGCAAGACGCTTGAGCACTCAATCGGTGTGCAGGCTGTCAAGGGCAAGTACAGCATCGAAAACGGCATCCGCAAGGTCAACGAGTGGAAGCTGTGGGAATTCTCGACTCTCAGTTCATGGGGTGCATGCCCTGGAACTCACCTTCTCGGAGTAAAGAGCGCTACACCTACTCAGGTTCAGGAGGCTATCGACTTCATCGAGAAGGCTATGAAGAACCACGGATATTCCGATGAGCGCCTCAAGGCATACGAGGGTGAGATGGCGATGCTTCTCAAGGCAGTGAACGGCGGACGCATCGTGAAGTGTCCTGTATGTGGAGAGGAGTTCGACTTCGACAATGTTGAGCACCACACATTCGCAGAGCAGGTTCTCGCACTCGCAGCGCAGTACCAGCGATGGATCGTTGAAGGTGTAGTCCGTGGGGAGATGTCAAAGCTGGAGCCTGAGATTCGCAGTCAGGTGATGGCAATCGTTGACGCTGTGAAGGCGGACGGACTCAATCTTGAAAACAAATCACTCGAAGACATCATGGAGTATGCTTATTGCCCCAAGTGCTGGAGTCGAGTATATGCAAGCAATATGTTAATGCAGACCGCAGAAGTCGTGGAGCAGGAAGATACCACTCCAAAAGAAGACGATAATGTGGTTGAGGAAGAGAAAGCAGCCGTAAGCACTTTGAGCGTCCTCGCAGCAATGTATCAAAATAACTAATTTTACTAACTGATCAAAATCACAGAAAAGATGATTAAGAAGAGTTTTTCTATTGAAGACCTCGGTCTTTCCTACACTTCTGAGGAGCAGAAGGCTGCTTACGGCACCATCCTCAATGTAGTAAACAAGGCATTCGCAAACGCTCTTGAAGGCGCTCTCGACAAGGACGAAGTTGATTCTGCAATCAAGTCCGCTACCGAAGCTCTCCAGGAAAAGAATGCTGACAACCTCAAGGTTATCGAAGGCCTTACCGAACAGGTGAAGAACCTCGGCGAATCCATCGAGAAGATGAAGCAGAAGGGCCTCAGCGCAGAATTCATCAGCAAGTTCGACGAAAAGGTGAGCGAGATGCTCGACAGCCAGAAGTTCGCTGACTACGTTAACGGCAAGAGCCTCAGCTCTGGTGCTTTCGACGGCTTCAACCTCAAGGACGTTAGCCTCACCGACAACTACAACGGTCACTACCTCCTTACCCAGCAGCAGAGCCGTGTAGAGAGTCCTTATGCCAACAAGCCTCTCCACCTCCGCAACGTGGTAACCACCCTCAACGGTGACGCAGAGCATCCTGAACTCGCATTCACCCAGGTTTCTGCAATGGACCGCAACGCACGTTACGTTTCCGAAAACGGCCAGTTGCCCGAATCTGCAGTATCATTCACTGAAGTTCGCACTTCTGCTAAGCGTGTCGGTACCTACCTCAAGATTTCTAAGCGCATGCTCAAGAGCCGTGCTTACGTTCGCTCATTCGTAATGAACATGCTTCCCGAAGCAGTTGCAATGGCTGAAGACTTCCAGATGATCTTCGGTGACGGTACCGGTGAAAACCTCCTCGGTCTCGTTAACACCACCGGCGTTCACTCTGCAGAATCCGTAGTAAGCACTTCAGTTGCTACCATCGCAGCAGGCAAGTTCGACAGCGTAGCAAGCTACAACGACGGTGCAAGCGTACTCATCACCTTCAAGGAGGCTCATCCCGAAATCCTCGACGGTATGAAGATCACCTGCGCTAACGCAGCAGTAATCACCAACCTCAACAGCGCACAGACCCTCGTCAAGCTCAACGACAAGCAGATCCTCATCCCTGCAGTTGCTTACGCTGGTACCGAGACCGCAGTTGCAAGCATGACCGCTACCATCAAGAACGGTGCGTTCAAGAGCGTTGCATCTCCCAACTCCGAAGATGTTGTAAAGGCTATCTTCGCAGTAATGACCTATGCACAGTATGCTCCCTCTGCAATCGTGCTCAACCCCATCGACGTCTTCACCATGGAGACCGAGAAGGACACCACCGGTCGTGCATTGAACTTCGTTCAGAACATCAACGGCCGCAAGTACATTGCAAACCGCCCCGTTATCGAATACAGCGGTATTCCTGCTGGCAGCTATCTCGTAGGTGACTTCAACATGGGTGCTGCTCTCGTTGACTACACCGCTCTCACCCTCGAATGGGCTGACGATGTGAACACCAAGATCAAGAACCAGACTGCGCTCATCGCACAGGAAGAGGTTCTCTTCCCTGTATACAACCCCTGGTCTTTCGCTTACGGCACCCTCGCTGCAATGAAGACCGCTATCACTGCGTAAGCCATGAAGTACATTCTCTCAGGTGAGGACATCCACGTTCAGAACATCTTGAGAGAGAATCGTGTCCGTCAGGAGCGTGGGTGGGTGACATTCACTCCGCTTGCTGACGAGACCGAAACTTTCGCAGATGAAAAGGGTGTCAAGGAAGACAGCAAGGCTGTTGCTTCCAAGGACAAGAAGGTAGTTAAGAAGAATACAAAATAATACAGAATGGAATTCATTGATTTGAGCTATTTCACAAAGGGCATGCGCAAGGTTGACAATGCGAGTGCGGTTTCAAGATTGCAGGCTGTCTCACAGGCGGCCAACAATGTAATCGAGAGCTACATCGAGGTTAACCAGAACAAGTTCCTACGCAAGGTTTTCGGTGACGACTGCCTGGGATACATCACATATCTGTCACAGGAAGATAAGGATGTACACAGAGAAGAGGTCTTGGACCAGCTCCGTGACGCCTATGCAGACTATGTCATGTTCGATTTCCTCCGCAATCAGCAGACATCCAGCAGCACAGTGGGTGAAAAGAAGCTGAAGAGCGTGAACGATGCTGCAAGTTCCGTACAGCGCCAGTGCCGTCTGTGGAATGACATGGTTGACCTCCTGCTTATGTTCAAGGCATGGGCAGCATCAAACAATGTCACGGCTCTTATCAGTGATGACCTTCTGACAAAGATAAACCGCTATGGAATCTAACGAGATCATTGACATTGTACGAGACACCGTTGCAAGGGTTAGTGACCGCTTCCGTGAGGAGGCTTCGCTTGATGTCCATTTCATGCACGGTTCATCGGTACACATCAAGGAGACTCTTGACCAGCTGACGCAGAGCAGTGCGAGCATTGAGGAGAAATACCCTCTCATAGCCCTGTTCACTCCGATAGTCGAGGACAGGACGAGTGAGGATTATTACTCCCAGGCGAGACTGAGCGTCATGATAGCTACGGGTTCTCTAAGGGAATGGGACAATGACCAGCGCGAGGAGCATTCCTTCCGTGGCATTCTCAGACCAGTGTACGAACTTTTCCTTGAAGAGCTGATGAAGGACCACCGTGTGATAAAGACCTACAAGGGAAAGCGGTTGCCTCATGAGTATTCCGAGAACTACTCCTACGGTCGTTATGGTGCGACCGATGCGAACGGGGAAGAGCTGAGCGACCCCATTGATGCAATCAACATCAAATCGCTCGCAATAAGTATAAAACCATATAAAAACTGTAATAGAATATGAAAATCCGTAATTGTATTACTGGTTCAACTACCGGTACAATCCATACCGGTACTTCAAAGTGCGAGATTCCTCATGGTAAGGTGAAGGGTGCAATCCTCGTTCCTCACGGCTTCGAGGTAAGTTTCGCATCAGCATCAGCACTCACGACCGCTTGCCATGCAGCAAACACCGCAGAGCGTATCTTCCCCATCAAGACTTTCGTAGAGTATGCGAAGAACGGTGGTGAAATCCAGACTGCAAGCGTAGGTTACGGTCCTGAGAAGGTTACCGGCTTCAGCGCAATGACTGAGCAGTACACCATGGACAACTACTCTGATGCCCTTGCTCGTAACATCGCTTCCGTAGGTAACAAGGAGTACGATGCATATTTCGTTGATGAAGACAACTTCATCTACGGCTATGAGGTTGAAGGCAAGCTCCTCGGTCTCCCCTTGAGCTACGTTTCAGCTACTACCACTCCTCATCCTACTTCAAGCGAGGAGGCACAGCTCGTGATCAATTTCGCACACAAGGATGCTAAGAAGGCGATGGTGATGGCAAACTACGAGCAGGCTGGCTTCGATGTTCTTGAGGCTATGGTTGGTCTCATGGAGGTTGACCTCGTTAAGACCGCTTCAAACAAGTACAAGGTTGTAGAGACTGTCGGTGGTTATGACTGCACGGCAATCTTCGGTGCTAAGGTAGAAACCTGCATCACTGGCGGTACATCAGTAAGCTACGACAGCGCAACCAACACCATCACCGGTACTGGTACACTCGGCATCGCAGCTTGCAACGTACTCCACACGAACGGCATCGACGGTTACGAATGGACTGGCACTACCATTGACCAGACCGCATAATGACATAAGCGATGACTGTAACGATTGAAGGTGTTGTGTTCAATGTCGAAGCCTGTTCAGCAATGACGAAGAAGCAGTTCGTTTCCGATATGATTGCTGTTCACTGGCAGGACAGGAACGAAGCCGACAGAAAGAAACTGGCAGGTGACGCTTATTCAGTCATCGTCAAGATGAAATCCGCAGAGACTACCGAAGCCTGATCTGACGAAAGGGTGACCGCAGCAAATCTACGGAGAGTGTGAGCCGAAGGGGGCGAGGTCAGATGTCCTCGTTCCCTTCTATTTTTCAATCAACAAAATGTAATTGGATATGGCGAGCATAGATCATGTTCACGAAATCATTCACAGGATATCCGAAGGAATGGAGGACGAGGTACTGAAGTGCATGACCACAAACTCCGAACTGATGGTTGACATGGTGAGGGAGCAGATGTATTCAGGTCTTGACGGGAACGGAAAGTATCTCAGTCCGGATTATCTCAGCGACCCTTACTTCAACGAGTCAGGAAGATGGAAGGGAAAGGCAAGGCAGTACATGCAGTGGAAGGAGAGGATAACTCCTCCTGAGCAGTCGATTATGCTGATGCTTCCTGCACGTCCGAAGTCTGTACCTAACCTTTTCATCAGTGGTCCGTTCTACCGCAGTCTGAAGGCAAGCTCCATTGATGGAGGTGTCAGCATAACGACTCAGGGTTTCGGTGCAGGTGACTCGATTGTACACAAGTACGGAGAGAACCTTCTCGGACTGACGGAGACTGCGAGGGAGTACTTCAACAGGAACAAACTCATTCCATGGCTTGAGGATTTCTGGAACCGTTGCGGATGGAGATAGTATCAACTAAAATGACAATGTTATGGCTTGCGGATGTAGGAACAAGGAAAGGATGAGCGCATTGTGCAAGGTGCGTGAACTGGCTAAGAAGAATGCCGTTCTCGACCAGACAATGGTGACAATCTACAAAAAGGCTGACGGAAGTTACAATTTCACCGCTTTCGGCAGCGACTATGAAGGTGAGATGGTTGAAATCGTACACTACTTGTAAGATTTAATAAACAGATATATGGCAGAGATAAAGATTACCGACCTCGTCAGTCAGAGTGCGTTCGATCAGCTGAGAGAACTTGACTCGGAGCTTGAAAACATCAAGGACAACTATGTTGCTGCTGCACAGGTCATGCTGAAGGGCCTGAAGGTGAATGTGAAGGTCGTAGGTGACATCGACAAACTGAACACACTTGTGAACGGTGCCATGGCGCAGGCTGCAAAGGCTACTGAGCAGCTCAACAATGCGATGGCCAAGCAGAAGAAGATAGTTGCCCAGACTACTAACGAGATAAGCCGTGAGCTGTCCGAAATCGAGAAGGCCAATGCTGCTAAGCGCGAGCAGGTATCAGTTGATGACGAGGCACTGAAGATGGCCCGTCAGGTGATGAACACCTACCAGCAGAACGTTGCCATCCTCGCAAGAGTCGAGACAGAGATGAAACTTGTCACGGCACAGCGAAAGGCACTTGATGACCAGTACAAGAATGGTGAAGTCACGATGACGCAGTACCAGGACTCACTTCAGCAGATTATTGCAAGGGAGCGAGAACTGAAGGGCGAGAAGCAGGAAATCCAGCAGAGACTTTCAATTGAGGAGAAGATGAATGCTGCCGTAAGCGGTTCTTACAAGGAGATTGCGCAGAGACTCAACCTTGTTGAGCAGGCGTACATGCGTCTCACGGAAGAGGAGAAGAGGGAGCCGTTCGGACAGAAACTCGCTGATGAGCAGATAAAGCTCAAGCAGCACCTAAAGGATCTCGATGCAGACATGGGAAACTTCCAGCGCAATGTCGGTGACTATGCAATAGCCGGTCAGTCATTGAAGAGTGAGCTGAAGGAACTTGTCCTTGAAATCGCTCAGCTGAAGGTTCAGTATGGACGAATGTCCGAAGAGGAGAAGGCCTCAGCAGAGGGAAAGGCTCTTGAGCAGAAGATGAACGGCCTCATCGAGAAGGCTGGTGAACTCAAGGATGCGATGATGGATACCAACGAGGCCATCAAGAACTCTGCATCCGATACGAGAGGAATTGATCAGTTGCTCGGTGGTCTCGGTTTGATGGCTTCAGGTTACGAGACTGCGAAGGGTGCAGCAGAGATGTTCGGTTTGAGTTCTGAGAGCGTTGAAGAGGCGCAGAAGCAGCTTGCCGCAGCCATTGCTGTTGCCAATGGTGTCCAGGGAATACAGAATGCTTTGCAGAAGCAGGGTGCGCTGATGCAGGGCATAATGATTATAAAGGAGAAGGCACTAACTACAGCAAAGAACCTAAGCACGAAGAGCACCATTGCAGCAACAATAGCGCAGAAGGCATTCAACGTCGTTGCAAAGGCTAATCCGTATGTGTTGCTTGGTGTAGCACTTCTTAGTGTAGTTGGCGCAATGTCAGCCTATGCTGCTGGTACGAAGAAGGCTGCAGACTCTTCTGCAAACCTTAAAGAAAGCATCGAGGCGAGCAACAAGTCTGTCACCGAAACGAAGATAAAGATCGATGTTGCAATCAAATCAATTGAGAGATTCAACGGAAGTGAAGCGGAGGCATCGGAACTTGTCAACAGACTTAACGGAGAGTTCAGCGACATGGGCATCCAGTGCAAGACTCTCGCTGAACTAAAGGCGGAACTGACTGCGCGAAGCAGAGAGTACGTTGAAATGCTCGTTCTTGAGGCACAGGCGCAGGCAACTGTCAACCAGATCGTGGCTAACACGAATGAGAAGACCAAGAAAGAGGCAGAACTTCAGGAATACAAGAGTGCAGGATATCTCAAAAAGATGATTATGGGCATCAGCGGCGGTGGCGGTGTCCAGGAAAGACAGAAGGAAATCCACGAGATTGAAAGGCAGAACAAGGAACTCGAAGATGATGTCGTAAGGATGTACGAACAAATCGGAAAGACAAGAACCAAGTTCGGTATCGACAAACCGAAGGAGAATGTAAAGAAGAGTTCAAACACAGACCTCAAGAAACTTGCTGAAGAAGCAAAGAAATACGAGGAAGAGATAGACAAGGCTATTGCAGAAGCAAAGATAAAGAATCTCGGTAACGATAGAAGCATTGAGCTCGCAGAACTCGGAAAGACGTACGAGGAAAGATTCGCAGCAATCAAGGGATATTCCGAGAAGGAGAATGAACTGAGACTTTTGCTCAGCGAAAACTACAACACTGAGGCACAGAAACTCATCGATAGCTGGAACAAGGAAGACCTTGACAAAGCAAAGGCAATTGAAGAGGAAAAGAAGCAGGACCGAATCGACACTCTTGAGTCTGACCTTGAACTTGCGCAGGTTATTCGCACACAATCATACAACGAGGAGATGCGCAGCCTGAAGGATATGCTCGCGAAGAAGATGATATCCAACGAGGAGTACGAGAAGAGAAGTGCAGAGCTTTCTCGCAGATATGCCATTGAAACTGCGCAGGCACAGGTTGAGGTACTCGAAGATGCTCTTAACGTGGAAGGTCTATCCGAGGACGAAAGACTCGCCATCACTGAAAGGTTAAAGGATGCGCGCATTGCTGCAGAGGAGGCAGTAACTGACGCGATCATCGAGAACAACAAGAAGGCAGACGAGGACGAGCAGAAAAAGTATGAGGAGAGAATGGGTAGAATCTCAAACTACCTCAACTATACCAAGGAAGCACTCAGTGCCGTCGCAGACCTTTCCGGAAGTATCTTCGACCGTAAGATTGAAGAATACGACAAACTCCTCGACAAGAACGATGAGCAGTACGAAAAGGAGATTGCAAACATCGAGAAACTTGAAGAGAGTGGTGCGATCAGCAGTGAAGAGGCTGAGAGAAGAAAACGGGCAGCAGAGGCGAAAACTGCCGCTGCAAGTGAGAAGCTCACGAAGGAGCAGAACAAGCTGAAGTACCGACAGGCTATCATTGACAAGACAAATTCAATGGCACAGGCTGCAATCAGCACTGCACTGGCAATTCTTCAGGTGTACTCAAGTGTAGGTAATGGTAGTTTCATATCAAGAAGCGTTATGGCAGGTATAATGGCAGGAATTGGCGCAATCCAACTTGCTGCCATCGCTGCACAGCCAATCCAGGCATACAAGAAGGGTACCGACAATCACCCCGGCGGTATGGCAATCGTAGGTGATGGTGGAAAGAGTGAGGCGGTCCTCTTCCCGAACGGAAAAGTGTGGTTCACACCTGACACTCCGACACTCGTTGATATGCCGAAGGGAACAATTGTCCTCCCCGATAGCAATAAAATCGATGTTAGCAAGTTAAATAATACTCCACTTGTTAGAAGAAACGGAGAATCACTTGCAGGTGACGTTATCGTTGCTACGGACATCAGCAGCGTGGAACGCGGAGTCGGCTCTGTCAACAGTACATTGAAACTGATGCTGAAGCAGCAGGCTCGCATTGCACGCGACCAGAAATACGCAGCATACATGGCTAACAGAATGTAAATGGATTGAGGGTCAGCAATGGCCCTCATCCGCAATAAAGGCTCACAGATGAAAGATAGAACAAGACTTGACGAACTTACACTCCGAGAGTACGTGGAACTAAGATGCGGAAACCATGTTGAAGGTGTAAGCGAGGAGAACGCATACAACATACAGATGGAGTATGCAAAGATAGTTAATGCGACTGAGGTAAAGCAGATCGTCACGAAGGAGACAAAGCGCACTAAGTCAAAGGTAAAGCTGAATGTCCTCCGAATAGCCCAGGTTGTGCTACGGCTCGGATATGTCGATGATGCACTTAGGCTTATAAATGAGATTGACTCATCCATCACAGAGACTGACCATGACAAGCTCGATGCGTGGCTCACAAGCAAGATAGGTTTCGTTGAGTTCGGAATAAAGCGAGATGCTGACATCGAAGAAAAGAACGCTGCCAGGGAAACCGTTGAGGAACGTGCCTCTCCTGACGATATAAGGGAGTCATTCTTCGCAGAGGTGGCGAGCATAATGTCATACCACAAGATGAGCATCAGCATGGACCAGATTTCCGCAAGCGTGTATGCACATCTCGTTGAGCAGACGAACAGAGAGATACAATCAAGACTAAGACAGACAAAGAAGAAATGAAATACTTCACGATAGCAGAGATGTGCGCAAGCACTACAGCGGCTGCAAGGCATATAAACAACACTCCTACGTCATCCACACGCGGTCGCATCATGCAGACTATAAACAACCTACTCGACCCGATTCGTGCATTCTACGGGCTTCCTATAAAGATTAACAGCGGCTATCGTTCCAGGGAACTCAACGCAGCGTTGGGAGGTGCATCGAACTCATCGCATATGTACGGATATGCTGCTGACATAGTTCCAGCGAATGGGGATATGAAGACGCTGCAGAAAGCCGTACTGGCATGGGCAAAGGTGCATAATTTCGACCAGGTTATCATCGAGCAGCCGGATAGCAAGGGAATAGCGTCGTGGATACATGTAGGATGGAAGCGAGGATCTGACGGATCGCAGAGAAGGCAGTACCTTACCGCAAGGAAGGTTAACGGAAAATGGACTTACACGACATTCGTGAACAAGTAGTCCTGACGAGTATTATGAGAGACACAGCTTAACGGTTGTGTCTTTTTTTTGATACCTATTGAAGATTCATGAACCTTAGATTGTTTTCCATGATATAAGCCGTACATAAAACAACTCAACTATGGAAAAGGAAAACAAGAAACGGAGCCGTGATAAGGCCCCGGAGAAATGCGTCATTGACATTATACCGTCCATCATCGGAAGGTTGAAGTCAATGGCGCATTATTATTATTCAAGCCGTGACGATGCACTCGACCTCGTTCAGGATACCATCCTGAGACTGCTTGAGAATTTGGAGCACGTTGACAGCCGTGAAGATCTTCTGTACATCGCTCTCACAACGATGAGACGAATAAGGTACAATGACTGGAGGCATGAGGGCCTAATCTGCTGGATACACCTTGATGACGATGATGACTACGGATTCACAGATGGTGATGCTGTCGTTGATGCAAGGCTTTCATTGGAAAGGATATACGCTGAAGCTGAGTGCGACGTCAAGGTTGATGCTGTAGTGAAGGCTGGAGAAGGGTACAGCCATAGAGAGATAGCATCAATTCATGGTGTTCCTGTCGGGACAGTATTCTCGCGTGTGTCTTACGGAAAGAAGAAACTTTTGCAAATGGCATAGGACAAACGAAGAATGATAGGAAAGTTTAATCAAAAAAACGACAGATTTCCGTTAAATGGTGGTTGAAAAATTTGCATAACTTGTTATAAATGAAGAACTTTGCAGTATACAAATAACAAATAATACAAGTCTAACCTAACACCCCAAACAACAATGAAAACGAAGAAGAATTTCCGCTCAATCGTAATGAAGTATGCACACGCAGCATGGAACCAGACCAGCAACCTCTCTTGGAGAGAGTGTGTGAAACTCGCGTGGAAGATGTTCCGCCTTGCATCAAAGATGCGCCATGGAATCGCAAAGTTCTCCTACATCAAGAAGGACGGCACCATCCGCGAGGCACTCGGTACACTCGTAGGCATCCCTGCAGGTGCAACACTCGGAGGCAAGAAAGTCACCAAGCAGTCGTACAAGACCCTTGCATACTACGACATCGAGAAGGAGTCCTTCCGATGCTTCAGGATCGAGAACTTCATCGGAATGGCAGTATGAGCAATGAACTTCTGAACGAACTGAGGGAGGCGATTTGCGACACGGCCTATGCGCTTTCCCTCAATCCTAACGAATGCGACCATGAGCGCGACATAGTATTCCTGGCAATGTTACTTAATAAATATATAAAAGATGATACCGACGATAATAACAACTGATAACAGATACTCGTTCACGAATCCTGCTAATGGAAAAGACTTCAAGCTGAAGGAACTGCAGGCTGTGGTAGAAGGATATATTGAACTCGTCCATCTAAGCGACAAGGTGGTGATGGTGGTTAATGAGGAGGGGAAGTGTGACAATCTTGAACCGAATTCCATCGCAACTGCAATCGCAAGGAAGGTCGGTGCTATTCCTCTTAATGACTATATCGCTGGAAATGTACTTGTGTGCGATGATGCGATGGTGAAATAGCAAGAGATTGACATAAAATTGTTAAGTGCTGATAATTAGTGCGTTGTGTGGTGTTTTTCTGCATGGCGCACTTTTGTGTCATACGGAAAACCTTGGAACTCAAGAAAGATTGATATACCTTTGCAGAAAATAAGAAACAATGCTCACAAGAATACGACTTAAACTTGGAAGTGACACCACTGCACGAGAGCTTGACTCGTCCGAGGTGAAGAACTGGGATTCGCTGAAATACACGCTGAAGCGCAAGGATTTCGGTGCTGTAGTCCGTTCGTTCTCCACGGAGTTCGAGTTCGTAGGTGATGCATACGATGACATTCTTGACGAGTATCTCTCAAACGGCATGCAGGCAGTAGGAACACTGTACGTTGACATGATGAACGACAGATGGGGATGGGAACTCCTGTTCTCTGCTGACCTTGACTTCTCATCAATCTCATGGAATGAGACTACATTGAGCATCAACTGCATGGACGGGAGCATTGCAAGCCGCATCAACTCTAAGAAATCGACAAAACTTGAGTTCAGCGTTTCAGATCTTAAGGAGAAAGCGCAGTTGTACTATGACCGTCTCATCCATTATCCGAGAATATGCAGTGCTGGAGTGTGCGGAGATATTCTTCCGACTACCGGGATATTCCCTACTGGTACGACTGGATACGCGATGAAGGTTGCAAGCGGATTGTCAGCGAGAAAGTCAAAGAGTGACAAGACCGTTGATGCAGGACGTGAGTGCGAGCTTCTGTATTTCCCAAAGTTGAGAAAGATTTCATCGGATATTACTGGAACGATGTCATTCTATGACGTGAATGCATCAAACACTGTTGATGGTGAAGGTCTTGATGTGTACGGACAGGGTACGACAAACAGCCAGTCACTAGATGCAAGTGTATTCGCCACTGCCCTCAAGACATGCTCCATATCTGCAAGGGTAAAGGCTGACATAAACCTGTTCACTACCGGAGGCCTCAACTCTGTGTACGTGACAAGAGGTGGAATAGGATTCAGCATACTGAAGAGGACGAAGTACGCAGATGGCAGTAGCGACCTGACTTATGTAGTAAGCAGAACCGAGAACTACACAATCTCAAAGAACGGTTTTTCCGTCGACCTTTATGCAGATGCTAACATGAGTCCTGGTGACTCACTGTTGTTCGCTGTAGTACTTCAGCCGTTCGTATACAGGAACGATTCTGCTGCACCTTATACTGGTGATGTCTATATCACATCTAAGTATCAGTTGCAGTACGAGGATGTACAGACTGGTGCATACGCAAGGGTTGACTGCACATCTGACAAGGAGCCTTTGTTCTACGATCCTTTCATGTGCGATGTTATTTCTCCTGAGTCCGTGCTTAGTGCAATAGTTGGAGAGATTGCCGGAACTGATATTGATACGCACATACGGTTCAGCAAGGGAAGCCTTCTGTCTGGGACGATGATAGTTGCAGCAGAGAGCATACGAGGCATTGCCGATGCAAAGCTGTATGTTACATTCAGTGAATTCGAGAAATGGATGGAGAGCGTGTTCGGTTACATCTGCCACATTGATGATGAACAGGGACTCGTTGAGTTTGTTCCGCGAAATGAATACTTCACTTCAGACATAGTCAAGACGGTCGATTCATACAGCCATGAGTTGTCTGTTACCGTTGACACATCTTCCGTATACAGCGCAGTTAGCGTAGGATACGAGAAGCAGGACTATGAGGAGGAGTACGGACGCGACGAGTGGAGATGGACCACTGCATACACATGTAAGCAGATATACCAGGACAACACACTTGAACTGATAAGTCCTTTCCGTTGCGACTGCTACGGCATAGAGTACATTGCTGCTGACCGAAGACTTGCAGGAAGCGATGACACAGACGACAACAGCGACAATGACGTGTTCTTCATCTACTGCTCATACAATGCGGGCAAGGTAAGATATGAGATAGAACGGGGACGTACAGAGGTTGCGTATACCGAGAGCGAGACGAGCATGGCAAATGCGGACATGATGTACAACATTGAGTATTCTCCATACTACATGCTGAAGGCTAATGAGAAGTACATCGCGGGTCTCGTAGGACAGATTGCTTTTGCAAGCTGTGAAGGAAACTCAAACATCACAATCAGCGATGATGACGGTGACTACGATGTCACTGATGACATAGAGCTTTCGGGAGGATATGTTACTCCAAATGAACTGTCATTCTCAACCGATGACATCGAATGTCCAACTGACTGGAGAGGTCTCGTCGAGATAACAAGCGGAGCAATAACGTATCGCGGTTACATCAAGGAGGTTGAGTTCGCTATCGGCAAGGAGACCAAAACAACATACAAACTGATTCTAAAAGACATCATAAAATGAAGATAAGTCCATTCACACCATTGTTCTTCTCTCCGTCAACTGACACTACTGGTTCTGAGAGCGAGCACATACAGACCTGGCTATCGAGCGACAGGATAAATCTTCAGTTTATCCTTGATCAGTACGATGAGGTTCCTGACGTGTACCTTGTCAATGAGGTTACAGGCACTGAGACGGAAGTAACTCTCAGCAGCTGGACGGTTGTCGGCGGAAAGGCCATATACTGGCACTACTGGCAGAACCTCAGCGAAGGATACTATTCCGTGAAGATTGAGAGCGAGGATGAAGGGTACGAGTATGTCAGCGATGTTTTCCGTGTGACTACTGATGCAAACGAGGTTGCGGACACCGTTCTTCTGCAATACTCCAACAAGGACAACCGTCAGCGCACTGATGCTGCGTTCTGGATTGCATACCAGCAGGTGTTCTTCGCAATCCGAGTTCCCGGAGGTTTCAAGGATGACAACTGGGGATTCAGTGTTGACAACGAGCAGTTCTCAAATCAGTACCAGGACATCTGCGAACTGTATGCGCACGAGGCTACGCAGAAGACGCTTACAATCGGTGACAACAGCGTGGGTCTTCCAATATGGTACGGTGAGTTCCTTAACAGACTCCTCTGCTGCAACTATGTTTACGTTGACGGACTGCGATATTGCAGAAAGGACAGCAGTGTACCAGACAAGCAGAGCCTCATCGACGGATTGAAGTCGTATGTATTCACGCAGAGCCTCCAGCAGGTTCTTCATGGAGATCCTGTTCTTGAGAGTGCAAATCAGGTAGCATTGAGATATGCAACTGACAGTGCTGCAAGAACGACAGCCGGAAACACAACAACAAGCAAGACCATCATAACCGAAACTGAAGTCTAACCCCAACAATAAAAATTATGACAAACGCAGAAAAGCAGGAAATCGTAACGGCGGTACTTGAGAGCATCAAGGCATCGTCACTCTCCATTGCGCAGATGACGAACCAGGCAACGGTTCCGAGCGGTGCGTACATAGAACTAAACGGAAGCAGAAAACTGAGTCTTGACACGCTGATAACGCATATCGTGAACAAGGCTAAGACTGAGGCTGGTATAACCTCCATCAACAGCACGTTGACAAGTCTTGACGGACGTATAACCACCAACGCCAATAATCTGTCTTCACTTGCTACGAGAGTTGCTGCAATCCCTGTGCAGGATGTTGATGACCATATCGATGCGACGAGCACCAATCCTGTACAGAATAAGGTGATAGCCTCAGCACTATCCACCATAAATGCAGTGTCAGATGCATTCATCACTCTTGAGTGGGTTGGTAATGTGACGTGCCAGCAGTCAAGCCTTACCATCACGGAAGCAGATGTCGATATGTGTGAAATCGTTGCAGGACATGACACTGCACTGAACAAGGATGTTGTTGTCGTAAAGGAGGGAAACTACTGCTACTGCTCATGGACAAACCAGAGTGGTGATAGCAGTTTCGACTTCAGTAAATATGTCAAGCTGACATCACTCATCGCTACCAACGAGAAGCTGTATCATGGTATAGGCGGTGTTCCAGGACTGATAGAGTTCGGTGGAGAGACTGGACAGATAACCGTAATCTCTCAGGATGACTACAATGAAATGTCCGATACTGACAAGGATGAGCGAACAATTTGGGCAACATACTAAAACCGTACAGAAATGATAAAACTTAACGGAGGAACAGCAGATGATGCTGTAGAGATGCAGTTCAAGAACAAGCCTGTTAAGCGTCTGTACCAGAAGATTGGCGGAGTGACGAAATTGCTGTTCTCTGCAGACCTTATGTACGTTGGAGCAGTGACTGGTATGAACGACTCCATTTATCCTTATCAGTGCAAGTCGTTTGTTGCAAGGGACAATATCGGTCCGATTATATGCAATTTGGGAAGTGTAAGAAGATACATCGTACTTATGATCCCAAGACGATATTTCACAGATGATACGGTCCTTCTGCTCAATAACAGCATTGCATCATACATCAGTTCAAATATAGAGCTTACACTTGATGAGGATACATCATGCGAGCGTGAGGTTGAGTATGTGAAGATCGTGACTTCAATTTCCGGAACTGGAAAGGTTATTCTGCAAATGTCAAAATTAAAAACAATAACATTATGAGTAAATCCAAACTAATACGTATCGGGAACGACATTGTTGTACGATGGACTGTCAAGACGAACGGAGCGGATGCAAGCCTTGA